AAGATCTGCAAGAATTGCGGAGCCTGCTGACCAAAGGCCTGCATCTTATTGGTCCCGTTGGCCACTTGAACAAAAAAGTCGCCGATCTGGAAACCAGCTTGCTGCAAGCCGCCAAGCGCAAACTTACGAAACTCTTTTGTGGTGCCAGCAGTTTGGTTGCCAAGCTTTCTGGTGGCAGCAGTTGTGTTGTCTAGCTGCGTTTGAACAGCCTTCAACGGCGCGGTCGCGCGGTCAACGGCCAGCAACTCAAATACGAGTCTTTCGCTCATTTTCCTCGCGCTCCTTTATGACGGCAAAGTATGCCATCCATTCATTATACTCATCAACAGAGATTTGCTCAATCTCAGAGATGGTTTTGCCCAACCTGTCTGCCATCGCTATCAGGTTGAGCCTGAATGGATTGCCCCTTAGTTTTTTGCGTGGTCCTCAATGCTACCAGCATTGAACACTGCGCCGAAAACCTTGGCGATGACGCCGACAGGTTCGCTCATCAAGATCGGCTTGTCTTCCAACGTGAAGGCCTTGTCACCCTTCTCGTCTTCACACTTTTCGATCAGCATTTCGACCATCGCCCCGAGGGTCGTGTTGGTCAGGAAGTCCTTGTACTTCCGCTGAACCTTTTCGATGTCCCGTGCGCTGACAGACGTAAAGAAGAGGCGAAGGGGGGTTTCCCCCTCGCCCCATTCTTCCACATCAACGAAGCCGCGCTGTTGCTCAGCCCGCTTGGCTGCGATGCGTTTTGCGATGCTCATTAGACAGCCGTCGCTTGCGTCAGAGCGCCAGTGCCTTGGACCGAGATCGACATCTCAATCAAGCCATCGTAGGACGCCGAAATCGAGCGGCCAGTGACCAGCGCGGTCCCGGTGTAGTAGATGTCACCAGTGGTCGAACCTTCGGGGTAGAGGTTCAGCGTCACGGATGCACCGATGGTCAGAGCGCCTTGGCCCGTGGTATCGGTTTCGTCCCACAGAACGTCAATGGTCCCGGTGTAAGTCGTCAGAGACGCCTTAAAGGTGCGGGCGCTGTCGCCCATCGTGGTGTCGTCGAGCGTGTCAGCCGACTGTTCAATCGAATACGACCGAATTTCGGCAATAGCGTTGGCTCCGACTTTCACGGTGCCTTCGCTGCCAGCGTGCGTAGCCATAGCAGGAGCCTCCTTTTATCTGGCTGTTTCAACGTCGGTTAAACTGGTGACGTAACGAACAGAGAATGTCAGCGTAGCGATGCCGACAGGCTGTTCGGTTTCACCAGAGAAATCGATGCTCGTTGATGTTAGCACCGATTCCTTCGCAATGCCACCGAGCGTGAAGTCTGCTCCGATAGCTTCTTCGATCTGCACGGCGATGGCGTCAATGGCGCTATCAAGCGATGCAGTTGCATTCTCATAAACGGACACAGCGATGTCCACGGTGCGGTCAAGCGACTTGGAACCCATCGTCGCGCCCATCGTCATCAGGCCGGAGGATTCGCTGCCAATGGTCACCGTGATCGCTGGCAGCTTTGCCTGCGTCAGGGGGTAGACGCGCGTGGCGTAGACCCGGCTCGACACCAGCGTGACACCAGCCGTCAGCAAGGTCACGAACTGATCGCGGATCTGCTTGCGGACGTGAGACATCACTGCTTCTCCAACTGAACCACAGTGACACCAGTGCCATCATGTATCCATGCACGCACCTTATAGGTTACGGCAGAGATTACCATCGTTTGATCTTCAGCAATCGACGGCACGTCGGATGTGCGGCATGTCAGGCGAGGCTGCTCTTGGTGAACAGAGACGAAACCGCCCGCGTCAACCGGGACGGTTTCATTGTCAAAGATGCCTTTGATCGTCGTGCTGTTATAGGTCACCGACACAGCGAACTCGTCGATGTTGAACAGCGTCAGCAGATCGGCGGCAAGGGGCAGAGCCATGATCAGGCCTTCTTCCCACGCTTGGCCAGTTTAGGGCCGTCGCTGTCTTCCAGAGCCACGCTGCGGTCAACAGTCTGCGTCATCTCGCGGGCCTCGCAGGCCTGCACGCGGTTCATGGCGGTCAGCGCCTTACCCTCCTGTTCGGAGAGTTCGACGATGTCGCCAGCGTTGCGGGCTTCACCGCCAGCCACGCAGGATTTGAGGATCAGGTAGCTTGCCATTTTAACCTCCTGTTGAGGTTGGGGGCGACCTAAGCCGCCCCCATTCCATTTCAGTGTCATTAGACGCCGTCGTTGTTGTAGGCGAAGGACACAGCATGGCGAACAGCCACATCCATCGTCTGGAGGGCGCGGACGCGAACCGTACCCGAGGACGAAGCGGTGTAGGGATCGACCAAGATGTCCAAGCCGCCGTACATGCCGATCAGCAGGTCAGCGAAGTTGCCGAAGAACAGGTCGCCAGAGGTGACTTGGTTCGACACAATCGCGCGGTAACCGTTGATCGTGTTGCCGGGCTGCTCGACCACGAAGAGGCCTTGGCCGGAAGCCTTGGCAGTGGTCTTGAGTGCGCCGTACATGCCTGCGGGCAGGATGTAGGCGAGGTTGCCCAACAGAGCGTTGTCCTCGGCCACAGCGGTTTCCAGAGCGACGACTTCAGCGAAGGTCGGGCTGGCCGCAGCAAACGAGGTCGGCTTGTTCACGCCGGAGACGTTCTTGATGCCAGTGGGCTGGCCCGAGGAACCAGAACCCTGAAGAGCGCCAAGGTCGATGGCCAAAGCGATAGCGCGCGACAGGTCGTCACGAACCAAAGCTTCGATGTCCGGCGAGGACTGCATCATCATAAGACGGGTGATGTCGGTGAAGGCACCGAGGGTCTTCGGGGTCATAGTGACCTGACCGAAGGTCGGTTCCGATTCCGAAGCCGCGCCACCTTCCGTCGAGATCCAGCCAGCGGACGAGCCAGCAGTCTTCTTCGGAATGGCGACGTTGCCCTTGAGGCCCGTCAGCATGGTTGCACCAGCTTGCATCACCGACGAAGCGTTCCGCAGAACGTCGATGAAGTCGCCGCCACGGAAGTCCTGAGCGATAACGCCCGAGTCATCAGTGGTGTTCAGGTCACGCTTGGCCCACGAACGCAGAACGTCGGTCGGGATCAGCAGGCCTTTGGCGTCGGCACCGATGGCGCGCTGGGCGGCAGCCGAAGCTTCGAATTCGAAGCGGGCTTCTTCCTGTGCGCGGAAGTCGGTCGGGTTCGCCATGGCGCGGATAGCAGCCATCAGCGAGAACTTGCGGACTTCTTTCTGGGTCAGGCCGATGTCAGCCGAGGTGTCCAGCGGCTTGTTGCCAATCGCTTCGAGCAGTTCACCACGGAATTCCGCGAGAGAACGGCCATTTGCGATGGCTTTGTCAGCCAGATCACGCTTGTTGTGCGAAGCGCCGAGACGGATCATCTCAGCAGCATCTTTGGCGGCGGCGCGGGCAGCTTCGGCCTTGACCGCTTCCAGATCAAATTCAGCCATTTTGGCCTCCTTGATAGGGGTTGCAGGGATAGAGGTGGTCAGGTCGTCAGCCGCCGATCTACCCACGCCGACTGTCCTGTCTGCGGGAATGGAAACGATGGAAACTTCCATAGGCATCCAAGAAGTGGCCCGGTACGTTTCCTTGCCCTCCTTGTCGAGTTTGTTGATCTGATAGCCGACCGAGATGTTGGCCCGGATGCCATCAGTCACATCATCGAAAACCTCTTTGGCCAGCCCGTTTTTCCCAAAACGAGCGGTCGCACGGAGACGCCGTGCCGAGCCATCCAAGGTAACCGATTCTACAACGCCGATCTGCTTGGTCGGATCGTGATCCAGCAAAAGCGGCGCTCGACCAGAGTTCAAGAACGACAGATCGATGCTGCCAGGCTTGTGGTCGAGGATTTCAATACCGAAAGAACGCTCAACAGGCTCTTCCGAGGAGACAGCGATCTTCACGCGGCGCGCATCAGTGTCGATGACCTGATCCTCAAACGCCATCGCGCGGGTTTCGATGCCGTCGCGCGAATACCGAACTTCCTCCAGTTCAGGCTCTTCCTGAACCTCGGTCGGCTCGACGTGTTCTTCTTCTTGCATGGCGCTGTCCTCCATTTCACGGGCGATCATATCAAATTCACCCCCGTCTTGCATAGAGCGCGCTTCATCAGTCGCAGGCTCAAACTGGATAGGCTCGAAGTCGTTCCGCTTCAGCCATGCCTTCGCCTCGGCGACCGTGTAGAACTGCACGCGGAAACGGATCGCTTGGATCTCGCTGGTGCCGTCCTTGATGCCGAAGATGTAGTCAACGCCACGGCCACCGCCATTGTTGCGGCGGCGGAAGCTGTCATACTGGCGAGGATCTTTGATGCGGGCCGCATGCTCATTGGCATAAGGGCGCGCACCAGCGGCCCGATCCTCGCTCATGTCTTCCTCGTCGTCATCGTCCTCGACATCCTCGACAATGTCTTCGGCCCAATCATCGCCAGCATCCCCGCCCCACAAGGCCCACGCGATGCGGCCATTGGACGGGTAACCCTCTTCGCCGGGGCTGAAACCCTCGGCTTCCTTGTCAACGCGATGGCGGGCGAAGAAACTCCGCATGCGCTTGACCGTGTCCAGCGACAGGTTCTTCCCGTTCACGATGTCACGCGCGCGGGCGATGCCAACCTCGGTGCCACCGCGCCCGAACTCACGCCGCCAATCAAGGCCGCGCTGGGCTTCCTCTTTCATGCCGCCTGTCGGTTCATACGCCATTCGAGTTGTCCTCCACTTGAGCCTCGACAGGCAGCTTGGTGCCGAAAGGCTCATAGGCCATCGACAGGCCGAACTGGGCCGCCATCTCTTTGTCCCGCTGGATCTGGGCAAACGTCTCTTCGGCATCGCGGCCATAGGTCGCCGCAATGTCGGTGTGACTGATGATGCCGTTCTGCAAGCCGACGACAGCCGCGTTGATCTCCTTCAGCGGGTCAACCCACTGGAAGCCACGCGCACGCCAAGAAATGCCCATTGAGAACTTGTCGAACTTGCCCGGCCCGTTGATCGGGATCAGGGCGAAGTCCATGACATGGGCCATCCAGACGCGGAAAAGCGGATCGATGAAGTGTTCGATGAAGAACCGCTGTTGCGTCTTGTAGAAGTCCCGCTCTTCCAGCGCACCCTGCCGCACAGATGAGTAGGACGTGCCTTCCAGATCGTTGGCCAGCGCGGTGTAGCTGATGCCCAACCCGCCAGCGATGCCGCGCAGGATGGCCTTCTCAAAGTCAGCAAAGGCCGATGTCGGATGCGTCGGGTCGAAGGCCTTGAAGTCAACGCCAGCCGGAAGCTGGTGGAACGTGCCAGCCTCGGCGTCGTAGATCGGCGTGAAGGTGTCTTCGAACCCGTCAGCCGTGAAGCCATCGCCAGCGGGAGACGTGAAGAAGCCCATCTTGGCCGCGCCGACACGGGCCGCTACCAGTTCAGCCTCACGATAGCCGTGCAGCATCTTCAGGGCTGGCATCGCCGTGACCAGTTCAGGCACACCGCGCGTCTGATCGGCCCGCTCCTGATTGTAGACGTGCATGATCTGGTCAGCCGGGATGCGCTCACGGAAGATGCCCGTGGTCGTCGTGGTGTAATCATAGTCGCCGGGGTTGTTCACCAGAACGTGATAGGCAGATACCCGGCGGGTCTTGCTGTCCAGTTCGACGCCCATGCGGACCTGATTGCCGTTCCGCAGCGTCTCGTTCATCTGCTCATCGACCCGGTCAGGCTCAATGATCTGCACACCGATGCCATGCCGCAGGTAATTCTTGCGGACGATGTGCAGAAACACCTCGCCGTCACGCTTCACGCCGCGCACAACCGCATTCGATAGGTCGGCCATCGACATCTTGCCATCAACTGTCGGTCCGCCGAGGCGGCAGAACTCGGCCCACGCGCCTTCGATGATGTTGTTGCCAGCCATGTCGATTGAGCCGTCGATGTTGCGGCCCTTCAACTGAAGGCGGAACCCATTCTCGCCAACCACGTTGGTCTGCATCAATTGCAGATAGCGCCGGGCGTATTCGTTGTTGCGCTCCAGATCGCGGGCGCGGTTGCGGAGATCCCGCAGCACCCAGCGGATCTCAGAATCGGCAGACTTGTTGCTGCCCTTGAAGTCCATGTACAGGCGGCCCTTTGAGGCTGCCAGATAATCCCGCTTCCCGGTTGCCTTTTTCTGGCGCTTGAAGATGTCCAAGAAACCCATCAGCCGAACCTCACCTTCACAGTTGCGCCACTGGGCTTGCCTGATTCAATCCGCGTTTTGACAAGTTCCTGAGTGTACTCAGCCTTGTACCTGTCGCGGGCTTCCATGAGTTCCGCGAAACTCATCTTGGTCAAGGATCGGCCAGCGATGCTGTAGCTGCCAACGTCGCTGTCGGCCTTGCCCTGCAAGATGGATTCGATCTTGCCAATCATAATCTGAGCGTGGCTGCGCGGGTCAGAACCGTTGTCGTCTAGGTCAACGATGGCAGACCAATCGCCACGCTGGATGACAATCCGGCTGCTGTCAGATGTCCTGACGATCTCAAGCTGCCAATGATAGTCCCCGGCAGTGAAGCCAGACGATGTCGCGCTTGGGATGGTGAACAGATAGGTTCCGCCAGCCTCGGTCGCCACAACGGTGAACTCTGTGCTGCCACCACCGCTGATCCGAGCGACATACTGTGCGCTGTACAGCGCAACCGGGTAATCGGCCACAAGATCCGATCTTTTCCATTGGACGAAGTCCCCAAGAACAAACTTGAGAGGTTCGACCTCAGGAGCATTGGCAGCGTCGAAAAGATTGGCCATTATTTGTACCCGTGGACGAACCCGCTTCGCATAGGCATTCCCGGCCTGCGTGAGGGCCTGTCTTGCCTGTCGGATGATACCTGATTTTGGGCCTGACTGTAAACAGCTTCTAGGTTTAGGTTCAGGATGGCCAAAGCAGCCGTCGCATAGACCCGGCAGTCAAGCGCCTCGTTGCGTGTCCGCACCTTCGCCCACTCGGTCCTCGGCCTGCCCTTGAAGTACCGGGTGACCTTCTTTTCCGCCGTCAGCATGCGGAAATACTCATCGCTGCGACCGACCGGGAAGTGGCAGTAACCCTCGCCCTCTTCCCTGATCTTCAGCCGCGCGTAGACCAGTTCCTTAGCCGTGTCGGTGCCGACCGGGAAAAGGTTGATCTTGCCAATGTTGTTTTTCGTCGGCCTGCCCACAATCGGCTTGCCCTCGCCGCCGATCCCTTTGATGGCGAAGACACGGCGGCCAGACCGAAGGCGGGCATAGTTGTAGACCTGCTGGGTGTAGTGGCCACCAGAGTCAACGCAGACCGATCTGATCACCATCTCGCCGCGCGGATGGTCAAACTTGCGTGCCAGCGTGATGTCCAAGCGGTTCCACAGTTCTGCCGAAGACGGGTCGCCGTACATCGTCTCATAGGCAATCGACCAGCTTTCCTCGCCCCGGCCCCAGCCGACGATCTCGACCTCCAGACGGTCATCCTGCACGTCAACGCCAGCGGTCAGCAGTAAGACCTCTTCCGGCAGTTCGTCGCCCCAGTTCTCACTGCGCTCAATCAGGTCCATCTCATCGACCTGATCGCCCTGCTCTTCCCATGTCTCGCCGAGGAACGTGTTGATCCATGTCTTCAGCCGCATGGGGTCACGCTTCGATTTCAGGAACTCATCCACTGCATCTGGGATCGATACCCAAGGCGAATAAAGTGATGAGATATGAAATCCAGCAATGCCATAAAATGGTGCTGCCGCCACCCACCTGCCATTCGAGACAGCTTTGTGCCGCTGAACATCAGACCATGCTGCGCCGCACTCCTCGCAATAATATGCCGCAGTTGATGCCTTTTTCTCCGTCCACTGCACCTGCGCCCAGCGAAGCGTTTGCATGTGGTCACAATGCGGGCAAGGCACATAATATTGCCGCTGGTCGCTTTCCTGATATGCAGACTCAATTCTGCTTGCGCCCTTGTCGGTGGGCGTGCTGACAAGAACTATCTTCCTGTTCCAGAAGGTCATCGCACGCTTGGTTGCCAGCGCCACGGGGTCGCCTTCCTCGCCCGCAGAAACTGGATATCTGTCCACCTCGTCGCAAAGCACAATCCTGATCGGCCTTGAGGCAAGCCCCGCAGGACTGTTCGCGCCGACCATGCTCAAAGCGCCACCGGGGAAGGTCTTGTGCAGCGTTGTATTGCCACTGTCTCGGGCGCGAGGATCTTTAACCTTACCCCTCAGGGATGGCGTTGTAGACAACAAGCCAGACGTGATCCTGTCCTTCGAAAAGGATTGCGCCATCTCAACTGTCGGCTGCATAAGAAGAATAGGGCTTGGGTCATGCTCAATGTGATAGCCGATGATGTTCAGAAGGGCTTCAGATTTGCCCAACTGCGCGCCCGACATAATGACGACCTGCTTGATGTTTGGGTCAGAACAGGCGTCCATCATGCCGCGCTGGTACTCAGCCCGAGATGTATTCCATCGACCAGCCTCTGCGCTACTCTGAGAACTTAGCCGTCTTTTTTGGTCTGCCCACTGGCTTACGGTTAGCTTTGGCGGTGGCTTCAGGATCTCCATCGCCCCCTTCAGGCTCAGAGAAAGCAACCCCAGTGCCTGAGGGGTTTGAAAGTGGGTCATAGTTTGAGAGTTCATCTAAGCATTCCCTGATCTGCTTCTCCAGCTTGTCTTGGATGCTCAAAGCATCATCATCAGCCGCAAAGATTGGCCCCATCTTGGTTGGGATCGACAAAAGCTTGGCCTTGAGTGCTGAAAGCACATCTTCCCATGCCGAAACTACCGCAGACACAATCGCCAACTCGCCCCTGATCTTGGCAAGTTCCAACTCAGCAATCGCTGCTTCGGCTGCGACCTTTCTGGTGCGCGCCTCATCATACGTCATGTATTCAGGCTGTGTCTCAGTCATGGCACCATCTTTTTTTTTACTCTGCTGAACTCTTCGATGGTCCTGTCCTGCTTTGCAGAATTGCAACTCAGGCACATGATAGACATGTTCTCAATCACATGCTTGCCGCCGCGAGAAAGAGGAAGGTTGTGGTCAATCGTCCTCTGCGTTGGTCTGACCGGGTAGGATTGCGTCATAGCAACGCCACAATGCGAGCAGTTTGTGGATTCCCTCAACATCATGCTCAGCCTTGGAACTGTCACTGAGCCATCGCCCGTCTCGTCCATCATACGCTGGCGTTCTGATCTATCAGACTTTTCGTGCATAATCGCCGCGATGCAGCACTTGCAGTATGGTTTTTTCTTGTCGCGGCCATTCGGGGCATACGAAAATTCATCAAACGGCAATCGAAGGCCACACTCAAAGCAGGTCTTCATCTGCTCTGCGATATCTATTTCAATCTGCTCATGGGTTCTTCGCGGGCTGCAACAATACGGGAGGTAACCTTTGCGCTGCGCGTTGTAGAAATGCCTGCGCTCCTTCACTTCACCGCAAATGGTACATTCCTGAAGTTCCGCAAGCCAAACCTGCTTTCTGGCATGGGCAGACTCTTTTTTTGCCTTTGCCGTCGGGCTTTCATACCCTGCTGCCTTGTTATAGCGCGATGAGTGGCAAGCCTTGCACATTGACTTAAACTTCCCATTGCCAAGGTGAAAACCAGATGCTGGCTTCCATTCACAGCAATGCTTGCACAACACCTCAGTGCCGCTATCCGTCTCTCGGATGCGGGCGTTGTATGCTTCGATCTGGGCGCTTCCGTATGGCATGACTAGGATGGTATCGCGTTTCGAACCATAACTCAACGGATATTCTGTCTGGCCAGAAAACTTGGGGCGCGAACTACCCGCATGGGTAGGTTTTGGGTAGGACCCGCGACCCCGAAG